CTAGCACAAGGATTTCAACAAGCACAACAAGGTGCACAAAGAGATTTACAAAATCAATTAACTTTAGCTTCAACAACACCTGCATTACAAGGACAACAAATTGCAGGTTTAACTACTTTGGGTGGTGCATTACAACAACAGAAACAGTCTGAGTTAGGAGCACAACAACAATTAAATATTCAAAACCTAATGCAGCCATTAACAGCTGCACAACAATATGGTTCTGGAGTTACTCAAATGATAGCTGGATACCCTGGTAAATCAATTCAAGAAGTAACACCTAATCCAAGCGGACTACAATCTTTAATTAGTGCAGGAGCAGGTTTAGCTGGTATATACAGAACTCTTAACCCGGTACAAAGAACGTAATGAGCAGAGTATTTAAAAGACCTATGTTTAGAAAAGGTGGTGGTGCCAACATGAATGGCATCATGTCTAATATTCAAGATAGAGAAAATTATGAAAACGGAACTGAACTAACTCCAAGACAAAGATACGAGCAAATAGTAAATCAATATTCTTCGCCTGCAGTTGATCCATTAGGTAGATATTTAATAGAGGGTTCTTTAAAAGGATTTACAGAAACTGGAGGAACTACTTTACAAAATTTAGGAAAAGCTTTTGGTGGTGAAACACTCCAAAGATTATTTGATGCGCAAGATAAACAAAGATTATCTAAAAGAGACATGGAGTTAGCTGGATTAGAAATGGATCTTAAAGAAGAAGATAGATTAAGAAGATTAGAAGAAGCTAAACAAGCCACTCTACAACAACAAAAATTTCAAGAAAGATTATTAGGCAGAAGATTAGATGCAGATAGAGAGGGTCTACAAATGAGATTAGATGCAGATGCTGCTAACTTAAGATCTAAAATAAAATCAGAATTTGATTTACAAACTATTAATAATTTAAATAGAAAAGTGTTTGCAGCTGAAACAGATGAAGAAAAATTTAAAGTTTATTCAAATTTATATAACTCCTCAAGAATACCACAAATTAAAGACAAAGCAGCTAATTTAGCATCATATAGAGTAAGAGCAGATAAATTAGGACTACCATATTTTGATTTGGATTATAACTACAGTAATAAGACTCAAAAATTTGAACCAGATTATAGAACATTACCAAGAGGTGCAGTAACATTTGATTCTGGATCAGGTAGGGCATTTCAAAAAAATGGTGATGGAACTTTGACTGAATTAGATCCTTTAACATTCAAACCTTTATCTAAAGAACCTGATGGAACGGAATAAAAATGGCTCTAACTGTAGACCCGAAAACAGGTGCTCTAATCGAAGAAAAAGAATTAGAGAATAAAAAAAATCAAGAAAAAAATTACGACGATTTAAATAAAATAGATTACGGCGAAACTACTTTAGTGCCGGATGCCGAAGATAATAGTGAAATATCTGGAGCTACAGCTTTTGTTGCAGGATTAGCATCAGGAGCGATTAAAACAGTAGAAGGTGTTGTATCTCTAGGAGCAGAATTAATTGACCTTGGAGCTGATACAAATACAGCAGCTAAAGTAGAAACTTTTTTTGATACATTAAATCCTTTTGAAGAAATAGCAGAAGAAAGAGCCATAGGTAGAATAACAGAAGCATTAATACAAATAGGTATACCTGGAGGTGCAGGAGCAAAGCTAGCAACTACACTAGCAACAAAAGCATTAAAAGCCAAAAAAGCAGGTAAGTATGTTAACTTTAAAGCTCCTAATCTTAAAAAAGGTAAAGATAAAGCAGATCAGTTAAATAAATTATCAGGTAAACAAAGATTTGCAGCGGTGGTTGCTGGAGGTGCAGCTGGAGAAACTTTAGTTGCAGACGTAGAAAAGATAGGGACATTTGGAGATTTATTTGAAGCAGGGCCCACAGCTTTGGACAGAGAAGAAAGAGAAGAAGGTAGAGAAGATGCAATTAGAAATTTAGCTAATCGATTTAGATTTGCAGGTGAATCTTTGTTTGTAACACCTTTTGTTTATGGTGTAGGAGCAGGGGCAAAAACTTTAGCAAAAAGAGGAAGAGATTTAGCCTATAGTAGTTCTAAAATAGAAAAAGGTTTAGATAAACTTGCTAGTGCTTTTAGATTTAGAGGCACAAAACCAGAAGAAATTGCAGTCGCAAAACAACAACAAAAAGCAAGACAAATGAGAGATACAAACTTTTCAGAAGAGCAAGTAGCTAGAATAGATAAAGAAGTAGACAAAGTTTATCCTGAATTTAGAAAATTTTTTAATGCATCAAAAGTTCAAGAAAGAAAAGATTTTTTAAAATTATTAGATGATGCTTTGTTTGAAGGTGATTTAAAAAGTAAATTAGATCCTAAAATTACAAATGATATTGTTAAAGTTGTTAGAAGTAGGCTTGGCGCTGAAAAAGGTAAACTAGTTTCTGATAATATTATAAATGCATTAAATAAAACAAGATCAGAGTTTAATAATCTACTTGATATAACAGCTCAAGGACCGGGAGCTAAAGCTGATTTACCTGCAGGTGTAACAAAAGATCTTAGAAAGATAATGGGTAACAGAGTTAAAAATTATATAGGTAATACTTTTGAAATATTTGAAAATTCAGAAGCTGGATTTTTTTCTAAATTTAAACCTACTCAAGATGCAGTAGATAGAGTGGCTAAAATATTTATGAGATATGCAGCTAAAAATGATAATCCAATTACAGAAGAAGAAGCTCTAGGAATGGTTAATGATATACTTAATCAAGTTAGAAAAATGGATCCAAAAAAAGATACTTTACCTACGTTTGCATATCAAAATTTATCAAAGTCTGCTGATGATGCGTTTGCTCTAAAAACGTTTGCACAAACATTAGAGAATAAATTACCTGGTGGTAAAAAAGAAATACAAGTTATAGGTAAAGGTAGTAAAGCATTTAGAGAATTATTTGGAGAGATAGAAGATGTTAGACATTCTATATTTGAAGGCATGAATAGATTGTCCACTATAGCTAGAAAAAATCAATTGTTTGATGAAGTTTTAGATGTAGATGATGCTATGAAAGCAAGAGCTACTGCAGGAACAGCGATGGGACAAAGAGGATTTTTTCATAGTAGTCCACTCGCTGCAAAAAGAGCTTTTGGACCTGAAGCAGATATAGTTGCAATGGATGATTATGTAAAAAATTATTTTAAAGATGGTGTATTGGTAAATAGATTGTCTAATACTTATACTACAAGAGAGATAGCAGAAGGTTTTACAAACGTATCTAAAGTTCAAGATTTTATGAGAGGAGATACAGGAGGTGCATTAGGCAAAACTTTTTCATGGGCATGGCGTAATTTATTATTGACACCAAAAGCGGGAGCGCAGTACGCAAAAACAATTTTATCTATACCCACACATATAAGAAATTTTTTAAGTTCTAGTGCTTTTTCACTTGCAAACGGTGTTGTTTTTGCTGACCCTAGAGTATTCTCTAGAGCTATGAGTAAAGCATTTGGAACAGTTCAAGTAGGAGGACCTAGAAAACCTTTATCTCAAGAACAATATAGAGAGTATTTAGAATTAGGTATTGTTAACACAAACGTTAGATACGGTGATTTACGTAATCTAATGAAAGATGTTAGATTTGGAGAAGGTAATCTTGCAACGGATAGTATTTTAAAACCTATGATTAATACTCTTGGTAAAAAAACATCAAGAGGAATTAAAAAAGCTGGTAAGCTTATGCAAGATTTATATGTTGCAGAAGACGATATATGGAAAATTGTAAACTATGAAGTTCAATTAATACAAAGAGGAGATAGATATCGTAAAGCTGGTATAGAAATAAGTGAGGATGCTTTAAAAAGAGAAGTTGCTCAAATTGTTCAAGACACTGTTCCTAATTACGCAAAAGTTGGTGAGTTTGTAAGAGCTGCCAGGGTATCACCATTTGGTAATTTTATGTCTTGGCCATCAGAAGTATTTAGAACAGGGTATGGTATATTTAATCAAATAGTAAAAGATTTAAAAGACCCAGTAACAGGCAGCATAAATTATTTTACAAGTAAAAATCCTATGAAAGGTTTAGCATTGAAAAGAGCTGCAGGTATGACGTTTGCTATGGGAGTAATACCTTATGGACTAACAAAAGGATCGCAAGCGTTGTTTGGTGTGTCCAACGAAGAAGCAGATGCAGCAAATGATTTTGTTGCACCATGGGCAAAAGATTCTCAAAAAATATATTTTAGAGATCCTAAGACAGATGAATTATTTTACATAGATTGGTCTAAGAATAATGTTTACGATACTTTAACTAGACCATTTCAAACAGTATTAAGAAATATTCAAGAGGGTATAGAAGATGAAGAAGTTTTATTAAAAGGATTTATAAATGGTATAGCAAGTGCAGCGGGTCAAACTGCATCTCCATTTATATCAGAGTCTATTTACACAGAAGCATTTATGGATATCTGGGGTAGAGAAGGTAGAACTAGAGAAGGAAGACAACTCTATAATGATCAAACACCTGGTCCAGAAAAAGTTGCAATCATCATGCAACATTTAGGTAAAACTTTATTACCAACTACACAACCATTTCAAAGAACAAAGAAAGCAATTACTGGAGAACCTGGAAGAGGAAGTGAGCTCTATGAAATACCATACGAAATCGCAGGCATATTTGGATTTAGAGGTATAAAAGTTGATCCAGAAAAATCTATGGCTTTTAAATTATTTGAATATCAAAAAGCTATTTCTGATTCTAGAAAATTATTTACAGGTGAAATAGATGTAACAGAAATGAAAACTCCATCGGATGTAATAGAAAGATATTTTATAGCTAACAAACAAATATTTAACGCTCGTAAAAAAATGTTAAAAACTATAGATAATGCTAGAGCTGTTGGACTAGCACCTTTTAAAACATACGAAATTTTTGAAAAAAGAGGATTAAAAGGAGAGTACAATGAATTAACTGCAGGTCAATTTGATCCTTTTTATCCATCAGAGAGACTTCAAGAAGTGTTTGAAGATAATGCTAGAAGAGGAAATGTACCAAATGTATTTTTTGAAGCAGAGCCTACGCTTAGAGCTATGGAAGCAGCGATGAGCACTTTAACTTTATTTGATGATTTTAATTTAAATTTAGAGGATTTTTTACCTGACACAGATCCTCAAGGAGATGCAGCTTTACCTCCTACACCAATGCCTAGTGATCAGGTCATACAAACTGCACAGCTACAGGCAATGGGCAACATGAATCAGGGATTGACCACAATAGAAAATGCTCTACTATCAGATGAAGAGAAACAAATACGTTTAAGAAACAGAGGAATGGCATAATGCCCAACGGCGACAAATTAAAACCTAAAAATACTAGAGAACATATTATATCTTTGTATGGATATATAACTGGATTAAAAAAAGATGTGCAACATATGCACAATGGTATTCACGATTTGGGCGGTAAGATAGACAAGATCTATTGGGTATTATTAGCTACGGTGGGGGCTGTAGCACTAGTTTTCTTGGAGAGATTTATATCCATTCTTTGATATTCTCTCCCATAATAGTATTAGCGATGTTAACTTTGTTACGTAAAGCTTTTACTATTCTATCATCTATTGTATCTTCAGCTATTATATCAATGTATGTCATTGGTTTTGTTTGGCCAATACGATCTATTCTAGCTTCTGATTGTTGTCTCTTCTCTAAATCATAACCATTAGAAAAATAAATCATTGTACTACCTGCAGTAAGTGTGATACCATACCCGCCCGTATGTGTGGTTCCTACAAAAAATCTACACTTGTCATCGTTTTGAAATTTCTTTATATTAGTTGATCTTTTTTCTTGATCTGTTTCACCAAAATAATCTACAACAGAATCATCACCATAAATATATTTAATACTTCTTATAATTCTTTTTACATCGTGAGTATAATGTGACCATATAATTGCTTTGCCCTCTACCTTTTCCAATATCTCAAGCAACTCATTTAATCTACTACATGGCAAATCTTTTATAGTGCCATCGTCAGCTGTAAAGTGACCACAAGTTATTTGATGCAGACGCATTAGTTGAGTCATAACCGTTGCAGAAGATTGCATCTTGCCATCTAAGAATGCGATAGCTTCTTGCTTCATTTGTGCGTAAACTTTCTTTTGCTCTCTAGTTAATTCTACTGTGTGTTTCATCCAAGTCTTTTTAGGAAGATCTAAACAATCTTCTTTTAATATTCTTTTTGAAAAAGGTTTTATTATATCTGTAAGCTCTGATAGATTTCTATAGCCAACAACTATCTCAACGCTTCTACCATGAACTTCTATCTTTCTAGTAACAGCATATCTAGCTTTGAATGTATAGTAAGATTGATGGTTTAGGAGCCAGGGATCAAGAAACTGGCACTGACTAAATAGATCTAAAGGTGATTTAGTTACAGGAGATCCTGTTAATATTCTTCTATATTTAGCATCTTTTCTAAGAGCCAGTATTGCCTTTGTTCTTTTAGTTGTAGGTGTTTTTATAGTTGTAGATTCGTCTATAGCTATCATTGCATTGTGCGCAGACAAAAATTTATATGCAAACGCAGGTCCATCCCCTGACGAAAAAGCTTCTACGTTCATTATTAATATGTGAAACTCTGTTCCTGTTTGAAATAAAGTATTTAAATTCTTTTTTTGTTTTGCAGATTTATCAGACGTTTTCCAAAGCACCATTTTTTTAAATATGTGATCTGGTAAATGTGTTGGTATTTCTGAGTCATACCAATTTTTGTATACACCTTTTGGTGCTATAATTAACAAAGCATTTATCTTGCCTTTGTCATATAACATAGCAGCATTATCTAAAAGAACCTTAGATTTACCTGTACCCATTTCCATAAAATAGGCATAGTTTTCCTTATCCCAAGATTCTTTTAATGTATCTAGCTGATGCTGATACGGTTTGGTTTTAAATTTATAAAACATCTTTACTTTTCTTTCTAATATCCTATATATAGGATAGAAAAAGAAAGTCAATGTCAAAAGTTTATTTAGTTCAAGAAATACCATTAATTAAATATAGCGATGATCCCGCTAAGATTAACAAGCCTAAGTTTGATATTACGCCTGCTTTAAAATATGGCGAGATTGTGGTCATGAATAAAAGATTAGCACAAATGCAATTATCACCGGGACCTTTAATTATTGAAATAAATCAACAACTAAAAAATTTTAATCCAGAAGAAGATTATATTTTAAATTATGGTGATCCTAATTTAATACAAACTGTTGGCAGTATATTAGCTATAAAATTTAGAAAGTACAAAACATTAAAATGGGATAGAAGACAAATGTCATACTATCCAATTGAGATGGACTTTCAAAATATTAGTTGACATTAATAATTACATCTTTATATAAAGAAGTGATATTAAAAATTTAAACTAATAAACATATAAAGGAAAGTACATGATTGATTTAAGACAAGATGCGCCGGATCAGAGCGATGTTATTGATCCAGAAAAACTATCAGAAGAGCTAGAAAAATTAAAATCTATACAAGCTCAAATTCAAGAAGCAGAAAAAAAACTAAAAGATTTAAAATCAGATGAGAAAGTTCAATCTGGTGTTGTTATACCTAAGTTGATGGAAGATATGAACTTAAGTTCACTCACACTAAAAGATGGATCAGAAGTTTCAATTAAAAAAATTTATAGTGCCACAATAAAAGCTGATAAAAAAGCAGAGGCATATCAATGGCTTCGAAACAATGGCCTCGGTGATATTATTAAAAATGATATCACTGTTACCTTTGGCCAAGGCGAAGAAAACAAGGCACTGGCTTATGCCACCCTTGCAAAAGGTCAAGGCTTTGAGCCGGCTCAAAAAGAGGCGGTTCATGCCATGACCCTAAAAGTAACCATGGAAGATTGGAAGAACAAAGGAAACGAAGTTCCAGAAGATCTTTTTTGGACGTTTGATGGAAATCAAACAAAAATAAAAGGTAAAAAGTAAAACAATAAACTAATAACTCAATAGGAGGAAAAATGACTGAACTAGTCAAACAAAACAGCGGATCTCTAGCTGTAGTAAACATGAGAGAAGACTCTAGAAAAGGAGCGGAAGAAATAAAACAAGAAGATGTGTCCACACCTATCTTGAAAATTCTGCATCAACTTTCTCCAGAGTGCAATCAAAGAGATCCTAAATATGTAGAAGGATCTAAACCAGGAATGATCTATGCTTCATCACTTGGTCAGTTGATAGATGGTGAGGGTAAAGGTATCGATATAATCGTTGCTCATGCTCAAACTAGATACCCTGAATGGCAAGAGAGAGGTGATAGTGCTTCTGCTCCAGTTGGAACTCACATGCAGATTCCGGCAGATGCAGTAGAAGAAAGAAACGGTAGATACAGATTACCAAATGGAAACTATGTAGAGAAAACTGCATACTTCTATGTGATGGTAGTTATGGGAAATGAATCTAGACCGGCTGTCATTCCAATGAGATCGTCTAATCTTTCACCGGCGAGGGAACTAAATAATCTGATCACCAATTTAAGGATGACAGATGCAAAAGGTACATTTCAACCGGCAGCTTTCTCAGCAATGTTCAACTTAAAAACAGTTGGCAAAACTGCAGGCAGCAAAAGTTGGCATGTATACAAGCCATCAAAAGTCAGAATGTTAGATGTATCTAACAAAGAAGACTCTGCTTTATACGTAGCAGCTCAAGAGTTACAGAAGACTGTAGCAAAAGGTTCTGCTAAACCAAAGTATGAAAGCAATGGTTCTACGGAGAACATTGTCTAATTCCCTATGGGAACAGTTGCAACGATGGGCGGCAAAGCGAGAGTGGAGTCGCCCACTACACTATGAAAGATTTTATAAAATATTTTACAGGTTTAAAACGTAATTACGGATTTTGTAATATTGAAAGAGGATATAAAGACGAATCAGGTAAAATTAAATTTGACCCAAAAGATTATGGTTGGGCTAAAAAAGAAATTACAGATCAAGATTACGAAGACCATTTAATAGGAAAGAAATCAATAGGTATAAATCCTTGCGATGATGAAGGCACATCTATATTTGGTGCGATAGATATAGATCCAAAAAACTATACTAATTTTAATTTAAAAAAATATTTAGAAATAATTACAGAAAAAAATCTACCAGTTATTCCAGTCAAATCAAAAAGTGGTGGATTACATTTATATGTATTTACGAAAGAAAAAATAAAAGCATCTGAGATTAGAGAATTTTTAGAAAAATTATTATTTATATTTGGTTTACCATCCAACACAGAAATATATCCAAAACAAACTTCACTAGATTCTAGTGATGGTAAAAGACCATCAGGTAATTTTATAAATTTACCATATTACAATAAGAAAGATAGAGTGGCTGTAAAACCAGACGGAGAAGAAATGGACTTTGATACATTTATTAAAGTCATAAACTTAAATGCACAGTCATCAGAAAATTTAAAAACTTTAGGAGCAGATCTAATAAACCGGGAGCTGAAGAATCAATCACTAGAGTTTGAGGATGGGCCACCATGTTTAGGTCTAATATGTGGAGACATAGATAAAACTAAAAAAAAGTTACCAGATGAAAGAGATAGATTCTTATACAATTATATGGTCTTTGCTAAAAGAAAATATCCAGATGAATGGGAA